AATATCAACTCCTCTAATTAATGCTTGTCCGCTTGTTTCTACCATTATGCTAATTGCATCGTCGTAGGGCGAAGTTCCATTAATTTAGTTTGTCCTTCAGTGCCATCTTCTAACATTATACCCAGAATATTCTCATCGTTTAAAGTTGCTTTAACAACATAATTTGCAGTTGCTCCTGTAGTAACTGGGTCTCCTGCGCTTACAGCACCAGAACAAGTAACCCTAAAGATACCCCCTCTAAAAACTGCTACAGAATCTTGTGATGTTTCAGCTGCTAACTTCTCTGATTGAACAATACCCGCTACAATTTGATTGGCACTAGCACTAAGAACAGCCGTCATTGGGTTAGTCATCTTAACAATAGCACCTTTTTCAATGGTTACTGTAGTAGAACAAGTAAAATTAACAGGAATATGTGTCTCAACTTTTAACACCGCTTCATTTGTCATGAACTAAGGCAACCTTAGTTCTATTTAAAACTTTCTTCTATAGGGCCTCATGTGTCCAGCCTTTATCATCCACATAACTCCCAACAATTTCTCCATCTTCACGGATTCCTAAGACTATAATACTAACAAAACTCTTTCCCCATAAATAAATCTCTCCTTTCTCATCATATTTAGGAACTGGTTTTAACTTTAATATTTTCCTCAAGACTGGATAAGCCATAGCTTTAAAATTAATTCCATGCACACCCTCATAAGACTCTACAGCGTTCATTGTTCTAAGAACCATATCCAGAGATTCTTTAGCAAATACATATTCCTTAACTCCAAAAGGTAGTTCTCTAACTGCTCCTGGAATCCAAGCCCCTCTTTTTTGCTTTCCTTTAGTCATAGGCATTAAATGTTTTTGAGCTTCCATATCTCTTAACATTCTTTCAACACATGAACGCTCTCCGTATGAAATAAAACTAACGTGCATTTTTCTTAGACTCTTTTGTTATCTCTGCCTTTGCCAATTCTATCAGAGTTTTGTTTTGAATCATACTTGCCTCTGAATTGATGTAGTTTGTTTCACAAGTTACTAAATAGTCTTTCCAAAGTTTCTCTTTCTCAGAAATAATCTCAAAGGATTCGTCAACTTCTTCTTGTTCTTCACTCATTATGTTTTCCTTCTGAGAGTTCTTTTTCTATTCTGTCGTTATATTCCTTAGGAGTTTCTTCTTTAGGTTTTACAGGTTCTCCCCCAGCTTCTGCTCTACCGCCCATTTCTTTCTTAGCATCAGCAGCTGCTCTATCTTCAGCTTCTTTTTCTAGTTTTTTTATTCTCTCGCTTTGTATTTTAAGGACTTTAGTTGCTTCAGACTCAGTCCCGTCATCTTTAGTTCCCTCTGGAGTTGTCGTTCCCGTTTCCTCAGTTTCTTGTTTATCTTCTTCTTCCATTATTATCTACCTCCTTTCATAACAATCCTAACCATATCATTGCTAGTTTGCTTGAACATTAGAGCCGTCTTTCTTTTCATCACTAATTAATTCAGCTTCTATTGGAGTTGGATATTCTAATTCAATTTCTAGTCCTAATTGTGACTTGAAGTTTTCCATCACGAAAAGTTGGTCATCTCGGACAGATTGTTCAAAACCTAATATTAAAATTTTAGCAGAAGCTTCCACCGTTTGTTTAGCACTACCGACGACAACATCAGGTGTATTTGTAGCTTGATAGAAATAATCTGTTTGAGCTTCAATCCAAGGAAGAGGGTCTAATGTTGAGAATTGAGGAACAGATACTCTTTCAGCTTCAGCAGCACCTTTAGGAATATAGATGTTCTCCGAGTTAGCAACTGTTTTGTCTGCCTTTGCCTTGAACGCCGCTATCTTTGTTGTATCATCTGTATCTAATTGCCATATCCAAAGTGGCTTAACATATCTGTGGAATACAATTTTCATATCTGATATTGCTTCATTTCTTGTAAGGATTATATTTTCTATTGGAGAGATTATTGATTGTCCGTGAATTTCATCAGCAAATCTATTGTTTGCTAAGTGGAACATATTTTCTGTTGCTATTGGATGAGGTTCTTTTCCTTCAACTTTTGCATTTTGAATATATCCTTGAAGCATCCCTTTTTCATTTACAGTTATTGTTATTGTTGAAGGGTCTAGTGGCTTTAGATTAATTATTTTTCCTGAATCGTTTTTTATTATTTCACTAAAAGAATCCCCACCTACATAATAAGTTCTTACTAAATTCTGAATTAATTGATTTATTGTATCCTTTCCCCATCCTGGCCATGAATTCAGAATCTTCATTGTTTTCTTATCAGCTTTAACTCCTTTACCTGTTACATATTTTGTTTTTGTATTTATTGTTGAATGTAATTCAGGAATATTTTTATAATATCCAAAGTATTTTGGGAAATTAACATTTGTCCATTCTGTCAGTTTTTGGTCTGAAGCTCCATCTGTTGTTGCAGTATCAACTGAGTAGTTACTAACTGCAGTACTCATATCCCCTACGCTTGAACTTGATATATCTTGTGCTACCATTTTATGCTATTATATTTAAATCATCTAAAGCTAAGTTTGTAGTTCCACTTGCTCCGTTTGGATGAGTATTAGTTCCTGCGTCATTGATTGCGCCTGTTGTATTTCCAAGGCAAATATTTCCTATAATTATATTTTTATCACAGGTATTATTAAATATATTAATTCCATATTTCCCATTTCCTATACACCTATTATTTGAAATTATATTATTGTCTGAACCTGAAACTTCAATTCCGCTATAATTTCCTGTTGCTCCAGTGTCATTTCCATCACAAATATTATTTGAAATTATGTTGTTATTTGATGGGTTGAATTCTGCAGAGATTACTATTCCGTGTTTAGTATTTGTTGATACGTTATTTCCTGTGATTATAGATTTTATTATCTCAGTTGCGAAAATTCCGAATTCACTATTATTTATTATGTGATTTTTTGTTATTATATTATTATTTCCTCCTGCTTCAATTCCGTATTTATTTGAATCTATAATATTTCCTGAAATTTCTATGTAATTTCCATTAATTCCTATTCCTGTATCTGTTGCGTCTGTTATCCAGCAATTTCTTATTTTCACATCATTTCCTGTTATGTCAATATTTATAGATTGGACACCTGTTGAAGTTCCTTTAATCCATAATCTTTCTAATTTTACTCTTGGGTTGTTAATATCAATAAAAGGATTTCCTGCGTTTAATCCTTGATTTTCGAGGATAGTTCCTTTTCCATTTCCAAATAAATAGATATCATTTTTTGCTATTGAAATTGTAGAAGTTATTTTGTAGGTTCCTTCTTTAATGTGAATAGAACCCCCTGTGCTTGGAAGTGCGTTTATTGCTTCTTGTATGCTGTCAAAATCTCCTGAACCATCTACAGCAACAACAAATGTTGCCATTCCAATTCTTACTTTTCCCAGTCCTATATCAAATGCGTTTGAATGCTTAAATAGTTTATTTTTTATTCCTTGTATTTGTAAGACCATTTAAACTCCTTGAAAGTCCTGAATTGAACTATCATTTAATATTTTTTCTATTAGTTGCATTCTGAAGACGTGTATATTTATCATATCTTCTGCTTCCACTCTTGAAGTATAACCTGCCATATTGTAAGCTATTAGTTGCATTCCACAAAATCTGGCTGCCCATTCTGTGAATAAGAATTTTATGTTTGCTGTGAGTCCTGACCATCCCCCTATTAAATCAAACTTTACTAAGCTACTTAGATAACCTGCCGCGTAATCGTGTAAGAATTGATGATTAGCTGTAACATCCCCAGTAGCATCTACATTCTCTCCTGCCATGAATTGCATTTCTGCTACTGTGACTATTGTGAATGTCATGAGAATTTTAGTAAATGTATATATTTAAACTTTTATTTTTCATGCAATGAGCCATTCTTTTGAGTGCTTCAAAAATATGAGAGTAATTCCCATAGATTTTTAGTTTTCCGTCAGAGTAATCACATTGCATTGACTTTAAGGACTGTCTTATTCTCGGATCGTCTATAAGTTCAATTTTTCCTTTTTCTGCAAGATTTCTTAGATTTAAAGCCATATCTTCACCTAAAAGAGGTATTTTTCTTATTTTTATCTTGTTTTTCTCATATTTTCTTTCTATCTCTCTACTTGCGTTATTTAGGGGTATAATCTTTCTTTTTGTCTGGGGGTCTTCGTAAAGTATGTCAAAAACTCCAACTCCTAAACCTCCATCATCCATATAGATTTTTTTGTGGTTAATTAGTCTGTCTTTGTGAATTATTAGTCTAGCTGTATCTGTTAGAGTTTGAGCTTCAGGGATTTCTATGTCAAATTGAATAATTCTGTCTTTATTGATTCTTTCTCCAGATACTAGGACAGTTTCATCTCCTCCCATTCTTGCAATATCTATGCCTTGAAATAGTTCCCCATTTTTATTATATTTTAAAATTTGTGGCTGGGGTTCACCCCTTGTTATGTTTAAATCATTCAAGAATCGCTTATGTATACATATTTGTTCAATTAACTCATCTGGAAAGAACCTTTGTATCCCACCTACAAACAAACCAAGGTATTCTTGTTGATATTGCAGTTTAGTCATCCTTAGCTTCTCATCCTTCAGGAACTCCAGCATTAATGTCCTTTGAGGATTCTCTCTACCCTCTGCTACTTCTTCTGTATTAACATGTATTGATGTGAAGTTTTTGTCGTAGAAACATCTATAGAAGTATCCATTTGTTCCAAAGGGAGTGCTAAGAAGTATTATATCTCCTCCAGTTGTTGCTAACATAGGGGTTACTGCTGCCCAGACGTCCTCATTGATGAAGTGAGCCTCGTCAGCGTACAAACGGTCTATTGTGTACCCTCTTATACCATATCCACTGTCTCCTGTAGGAAGACATCTTATTATGCTTCCGTTTGTTAGTTTTAATTCGTGTTTTGTGGGTTTATCTTTCTTCTTCATAATCATTCTCTTGTCTTTGTTATAGATATAAGAGAGAACCTTTTCAAAGAGAAGTAGGGCTTGTCTTTCTACAGAGGCTATTATCATAATACTCTTATTGGAGTTATTAAGGGCATACTCCCCTGCATCTATGCTTATTACAGTGCTTTTACCGGATTGTCTTCCACTGCAAATAACTAGATTTCCTTTAGTATCAAGAACTCTTTTTTGCCATGAATCTAGTTTTAACTCCATTTCTATTTTAACATTTCATTTCTTTTATACTTTTCCCCGCGACCAAAGGGAGCGGGTATACTGTCCCGAGGATTTTCCCGAGGGACTCCCCTTGCATTGAACTAGTGCATTAAATTCGATAATATTTAATCTGCTAATAGATACGGATTAAATTTTACGTAATTTATTGTTCTAGTGTATTCCCCCTTAAAATTAAGGGAAATAAGGTTTAGGTTCTCTTAATATCCACCACAAGAGTAGGGCTAAAAGCACTACTCCAATTATGGCTTTTGTTATTGTTATTTCCATTGTTTCTCCTATTTTATTTATTTGTATTAGTTTAAATAAATAAAATAGTTCCCCTTCCCCCAGCGGAAACTATCACCGCTGGGTTCCCCTTCCCAAATTACTAAAAGTGCGTCACAATGTACATTGTGCGCTATATTCTTTTAGTAATTTTAATAATTTGGTTTTCAAGGGAATTTATGACTCTTGAAAACTTCGTACAACTTGATTG